CTCAGTTCAGCCTTACTCTCCTGAACTGTCATTACCCAAGTTCCAATCTTGCTCATATTCTTGGCTCTCCAATACTGTGTCAGATTCACTTCTCAGATCATCTCTGTCAATGGTAGCAATGTCATCCTCAGTGTAAAAGAAGCAGTCATTGCACAAATCTAAAAACTCTCCTGTCTCAGCAGATTTCCTTGTAGACTCAAAGTCCGATAAATTCTTGTTACACGCTATGCATCTCATTTATAATCCCTCTTCCTTAACTTCTACCATTCTACCTGTTTTCTGGTCAAATAACAACCCTCCAGCTGGCCCTGTAGTACCACAGAAGCGGTTCTTCAGCACTCTGACATTGGTTGTATTCCTCTCTATTGGGTCTTCAGCCTGACCATTCCTCTCTAGTCCTATCACCATGTCTGAGAGCTGTGCAATGGAAGCAGAGCCTCTGAGCTGTGACAGACTACTAGCAGCGCCTTCCTCGTGGCCTTTACCGTCTGGTCTTTTCAGGTGACTCACCATAAACAGTGTGATACCAGTCTCTTGAACCAACATTCGCAGCTTGGTGCAGATTTCATCCAGCGCCTTCCTCTCGTCACCGTTGCTCTGTGCAGATACAACAATACTAACGTGGTCTAGGAACAGGAACTTGGTGTCCAGCGCCTTAGCCATGTAGCGACAGCGAGCTATGATGTTGTCTATGCTGGTAGAACCGAAGTGGTCGAACATAAACAGTCTCTGAGTGCCCATGGTAGCCTCAAAAGCCTCCCAGCGTTCCTCCTCAGTGCTTTCAATATCAGGTAGGTGCAAGGGCTTGTTAGCCGCCAGTGACATTAGAGACAGTGCAGTCTTACGTGCGTTCTCTTCTAGGAATAGTAAGCCTATGTTCTCCTCAGAGTGTTTCAGGATGTGCCACACTATCTCTCTGACAAACTGTGACTTGCCTAGTCCAGAGCCTGCTGTGATGGTGACTAGCTCTGCCTCTCTGATACCGTAGGTTAGCTTGTTCAGGCTCTCCCAAGGGTACATTACAGCAGACTTCTCTACTGGCCTGTTCACTTCATCCCAGAGACTAGCGCCATTGATGATACCATCAGGTACAAACTTCTCTGCTCCCCAGAAGGCAGCAATGTATGCTTTGGAGTCATTAGCGGCTAGGTAGTCGCAAGCATCCTTGTACTGTGGCGGGTTCTTCATAATAGCTGACTTGCCACCAAACAGCTCTGCAATCTCTCTCGCAGCCCTCTGTCCAGGTTCATCAGCATCCATAGAGATGACAATGGCGTCAAAGCTGTCTAGCCACTCATAGGCGGCCTTACAGTCCTTTAGAGCGCCACTAGCGCCGTTCCTGACAGATACTACTGGGTACTTGCTCCCTTGCATCTGGTAGCTTGCAGCAGCGTCAAACTCGCCCTCAGTGATGGTGACATACTTGGCAGAGCCGGCAGAGAACAAGTGCTGTCCGAATAGTCCAGCGCCTTTCCAGTCTCCCACAATGCTGTGCTGCTTGTCTGGCAGCCGTATCTTAGCCGCTACAGGCACTAAAGCATCGTCTGGGTTGTGGTAGCTGAAATAAGTCTTATCTGCTGTCTCTAGTATGCCGTAGTGCTTCGCTGTGGCTGTGGTGAGTCCTCTGGATACAATGCTCTGGTACTTCCCCGTGGTGAGCATGTTCTCTACAGCACTGAAACTGGGCTTTGGTGTGGGCTGATCATCCTGCGGTATCTCTACAGGTTGATAGCCTCCCTCCAGCTTGGTGTAGGTGTTGCAGCTATGGCAATAGGTGCTATTCTTGTTCACCTGTAGCGCATCGCTGCTGCCACAGTCTGGGCAGGGTTGATGGGTTGCTACACTCATTCGTAAACCTCCTCATAAACTCTACCGAAACTGACTAGACATAGCGGCAGATGCAAGATAACACCCTGAAAGGGCATAACCTCTATGCTCTCTGTGCTGGTGTTATATACCCACACTGGCCTGCTGTCTGGAAACTCCAGATCAAAGCCTACGCCAAGTCTATACTCTATTGTTAAATTGCGTCCTAGGATAACCATGCTGTTTTATGCTCCATGTTTCTTGCTACTATTCTGATCCTGCGCTTACATATTGGGCAGGGCTTAGTCCAGTCTGTTTGCTCTGGGTGGCGACAATAGTGGCTCCGTTCTTCTGGAATATTGTAGCTCCCTTTCACTTTAACAGGTTTCCTCTCTAACACCAAACGATCTCTGCTAGTTAAAATCATTATCGCCTCCTCTACTGAATATCATATCATACTCTGTACTCTCTGATATAAACTGCACAATCACTGCTGGATGCACTTTGTAGTGCTGAGATGCTTCCTTTAGTGAAAAAACACCGTTGCTAATATCCGCAGCAGCTTTAAACACTGCCTGCACTTCAGGGTTCATTGTACCCTTTAACATATATTCTCTGAACATTTGTTTGCCTCTTAATTAAATTTATGGTATACTCTGGACTATATAGTAACAAAACAGCCCTCCTATAGCAATAACTGCTAGTAGTTCTACTTTAAAGAATACTTCAGCTCCTCTAAAGTGTCCTGTAGCGCTTCAATATCTTCAGGGTACGGAGTCCATTTAGGGCTTTTCAGTTTCTCTATAGTGTCTGCTGCTGCTGTTAAGTCTCTCAGGGCGCTAAAGAATCTCTCTCGCAGCTCCCAGTCTTCTAGTTCCTCTAAGTGTTCATCACCATGTAACAGGTCATTAGGGCCAGTGAATACTCTCATATCAGTTCTCCAGGTCGTTAATTATAGTCTCTCTAATGCTATCCTGCTCAGCTCTCCCTACTCTATAGGGTAAGCTCTCAATCCATACTACGTAACGCTCTATAGCCTCAGTGCGAAGCTGATCATTCTCTATATCTGCAAAATCCATTATATAGCCTCCCTGTCTTCTCCATCTAAACAATCAATATGTTTTTTTAATAACGCCCTAAAGTGTTTATTATGGTCTTGGCTTAAAGCGTCTAAAAATATATCGTGCAGGGTTGTGCCAGTAATTTCTATGTCTATACCATGACAGCGAAACCCAAGAAAATCATTGTAGCCCCTTCCTTTAGCTTTTACGTCCAAAACAATCATCCAAACATCTTGGGCGCGTATTTTTCTGGTGCGGTCAACGGTGTGAATCTTTATAGCCATATTATCTCTCTCTCTATTGGTTAATATCCAGGTATTAGAGTCTCTCTCTCTCAATAGTTCAATACTCCACAGCCCTATAGTGTGACCCAATACCAGGTTCAGGTCACGTTATAGCTCTCTCTCAAGAATGGTATCCATAGGGCTATGCTACCCTCCAGAATGATCTGCATAGGGCTATGGTCTATCCCTATTGTAAGATGATTAAGCCCTCTATTACGGGAAACAGGTTCTAGGGCTTCCTATGGCGTAACAACTACTAGCAACCACTAACTATACCCCTACAAGGCCATATAAAGCCGTCTAAGCCGTTTTACAGTGTTTTAGGTGCTAGGGTACTGGGTGGCATTGCAGGGGCTTAAACAGGCTTATATTATCTAGGCGCATAAAAAAGCCCAGCTGTTACACTGGGCAAGGTGGACTACTACGGGGAAATCTTTAGGCGCTGCGCTCAATAGCTGGATAGTCTGCGCGTAGTCGATGCCAATGGTCTGGCAATGACGGCCTTCTTTGGTTTAATGCGCGGCCAGTGTTTATTACTCTGCTGGCTTGCTCTACTGTTAGGCCGTAGTATTCCGCGAATCTATCAACGCTTAAAAAGTTATTGAACCAATCTAAATATAAACCTTCTATTTTTTCTCTGCTAGTCATTTTATGCTACCTCTACTGTTTGGATTATGTTTTTAATCTGTTTTAACATGCTTTTACCATGGGCTGGGTACGCGACTATTGAAACAGTCTTATCCCAGCAAGCGCGACATGTTCCGCATTTTCCCTCTCTCTCACTAGCACCGCATAGCGACATAGTAGGCTTTAAATATTCTCTACTAGGAACAATGGTAGAACTATTGGCGGCATTCTCTACAGTCTCGCCCAGTACGCCATCGCTAGATAAACGAACTACAACATTCGGCAATGCGTCCATACTATCTAAAACGCTTTTAAACTTGTCGAACTTGTGCATTCTAGTTGGTAGCCAGTGCTTAACCCATGGCGTTTGCCGCATAACCTCCAGAATCTTACGGGCCAGTCTTATGTCGTATACATCGCCACTATCGAACCAGCGAAAATAGCGGTCATTATCTAACTCTGAAACCATAACAGCCACCCAGTCTGGTGATTGCCAATCTTCACGGTTATGCTCTCGCGGTGCTTTAACGTTTGGAAACCTATAGTTGCCGCTAGTTGCGTAACATCCCTTACATGCTGGGACTAGTTCGCCGTTGTTGTCTTTAGAAGCTGGGCAAGTCTCTAGCGCTTGTAAAGACCAGCTTCGGCATGGCATTTTGCTAGGCTTACTGAATTTTGGTTGTGCTGTCATCTTATACGCTCCAAAGTGAATTAATAAAGGCAATAAAACCGCCAAGTGTAATAGTAACAATTAGAGTCACCACAAAGTAATAGACTCTGTCGAGTCGCTTTAGTTCACGCGCCAACATCTTATCCGCCAGATATTGGTGTGCTCTGTTAATCTCAATCTGTCTCTGATTGTCCATTACAATGCCTCCGTTTCTATCAGATAAGCTACATAGTCTGCCCGTAACTGGTCATATACAGACCATGGGCAATCCGTCCAAGTATCATTTTTAACAATCCATCCTAGCTCTAGTATTTCAGGTATCAACTCTTTTGTGTCAATGTATGTGTTCATTTTAGTAGCCTCTGTATGTTTGTTGTTTGATGGGTTCATTATAGTTTATCCAGGTACATAGTCAACACAAATGCAAACAGTTAATAGAACAATTAGTTATAACTATATAACCTAATAGCATAACTGTATTGCTGCCATAGTATAAGGAGCGCGCACGTGCGAGTACTACAAAGAACCTGGGGAGTCAAACATTAACGTGACTGGACCAGGCTATTGAGTCACAGCAATAAACCTGCAAAGCATTGACGGGGTGGCTAGACAGTGCTAGGTAGTCCTGAGCAGTACCCACTAGCACACACTCTCTCACCTGTACAGGATCTATAGTGACTAATCAGCCTCTACTGGTCACACTCCAGGCTAGACAGACTAAGGTGGGTATGCTAGAGGGGACGGGGGAGGCTGCGTAGCTGCGGTATTGTTACTGTACCAGCCTAGATACAAAATAGTAGTAAATTAGACTAAAAAGCAACACAGTTATAACATATAGCTATAAAGTCTAAGTTGTTGATAACAAAGGGCTATGAAGGCGACTGCGGAGACGCTGTTACGGCTGAGAATCCGCCTAGAAAGGAACAGGGGAGCCTATGGCGTAACATTAACAGTAAATAGTGCTTGACATTTGCTAAAAAGTATGCTATAATAACTATATAGATTGAAAAGCATTGCTTTAATGTCG